GTTAATAATAATAGACGGAAAGAGACTAGTGTGTTGCGTGTGTGGGTGTAAACAAGTATGTCATGTATTGACCAAGAATAATGTTGTGTATGCGTATTGTGATAGATGCGTAAAGACTAGGGCGTAATATGTCAGAGTATCTTGATTTGCTTAAAGATCAGTTTGAGAAAAGAAGGGGTAGGTACCGCGTAGGTGATCCCAAGGAGATTATCGCAAGGATTGGTCTTTATGAGCGAGAAATATTAGAACAAATTGCTAATGAAATTAGAATAAAGATGATGGATGACTTTGTGGGAGAGTTCAATAAAGAATTTACCGAATATCGTTTAGAAGCTTATTTGGATGCTGATTGGGAAGTTATTGATATCAATATAGAAAGCGAATAGATGGAAGTAAACGTAGAGACAACTATTAAACTAGATAAGTTTAAACCAAGAGATTACCAAATTCCTTTGCTTGATGCGATCGAAAACAAAGGCTACAAGCGTGTTATCGGGGTTTTGCCAAGAAGAGCAGGAAAGGACATTTGCGCTTTTAATTTTTGCATTAGACAGTGCATTAAGAAGGTGTGTATTATTTATTATTTGCTGCCAAAGTTGACTCAAGCTAGAAAAGTAATTTGGGATGGCATTATGATTGATGGCACATCTATTTTATCGTTTATACCCAGTGAGTTGATTGCGAATAAAAACTCTACTGAGATGAAGATTACTTTTGTGAACGGGTCAATCTTGCAAATGGGCGGCTCAGACTCCTACGATAGATTGCTTGGCACAAACCCTTATGGAATCGTGTATAGTGAGTTTAGTACGAGCGATCCGAAGAGTTATCAATATTTAAGGCCGATTTTATCAGTTTCTGATGGATGGGCGCTTTTCATCTCAACACCACGAGGCCGTAACCATTTCTATAATCTATATAACTTTGCAAAAGAATCTCCAGATTGGTTTGCATATAAGTTAACAATAGAGGACACGCGGCATATAACAATTGATCAAGTTCATAAAGAAGCAAAAGAAGATGCTGCAATTGATGGTATAGAAGGAGACATTTCAGAGGAGATGATTCTTCAGGAATATTATTGCGATTTTAATAGGGGAGTAGAAGGTTCTATTTATTGTAAGTATATTGACAAGATGAATTTAAATGGACAAATAGCAAATGTTCCTTATCAGTCAGCATTTCCAGTATATACAAGTTGGGATATTGGTGTATCAGACGCCACTTGTATATTATGGTTTCAGTGTATTGGAACACTCGTGCATATAATAGAGTGTTACTCTAATACTGGTAAGGGGTTAGATCATTATGCAAAGGTAGTTCAGTCTAAGGATTATCTATATGCCCGTCACTTCGCTCCACACGACATTGCTGTAAGGGAGTGGGGTACTGGGCAAACTAGAATTGAAAAGGCTAAAGAATTAGGAATTAAGTTCGATTTGGCGACTAATGTTTCTATAGCCGATGGAATAGAGTCTTCGCGTTCTGTTTTTAGCAAGCTATGGATTGATGAGGATAAATGTAAGCCATTATTAAAGTCTTTAGAAGCTTATAGATATGAATGGGATGAGAAGAATAAGAGATATAGGGATAATCCTAAACATGACTGGTCTAGCCATTATGCTGACGCATTTCGTTATTTATGTGTATCGCTTTCAAAGTGTAGAAAAGGTTTATCTCCAGAGGATTTAGACAAGAGATATAACGAAGCAATGTATGGTACTAATAGAAGTGGGCCTAACTTTTTTAGGGATGATTATCCAAAATATTAGAGGGAAAAGTGAAAGATATTGATATTGTATTGTCTGAGAGCATGAGTAAAGTAAACGAGATGCTCTCTAAAGATTATGTTTATTATATTGTTGAAGTTGATGGTGAAAAGTTTAATCTTGCTGAGCCTTTTGAGGCGGAAGAGAAGCTTTCTAATGAGTTTAACAAGAGAAAGTATATTGTTTCTTTGTATCAAGAGGCCTTTAATAAGCTTATACAAGAGATTGCTGATAATAATTATGTAACATTAGAGAGGACTAATGCTTTCTATAACATAGATTCTCTTTTGTCTATGGATGTTCCTGTTGAAGCCTTCATATCTGAGTATTCTGCGCAAGATTTGCAGGACATAAAGGATGCAGCGGCTAATGATCCAATCAAGGCTCGCCCTTTAAATTTGGATAGTGTTTATGTTAATCAGCAGCGCCCTGGATGGACAGAGGAGGATCAGGAGAAGTTTATTAAGGAGAGAAATGATAAGTGATATATTTTTATGGATATTTGTAGCTGTAGTTATAGTGGCTTTAGGGTTCATGACATATTATTTTATTATTCGAGCTATAGGTTTATTTGATCACAAGCATGTTGCTCCAAAGTTTAAGATACAGCAGTCTAATGCGCCATTTTCTCCTTCTGTTCAAGAAGATACTCGTGACGCTGCAACAAGAAAGCGGGTCAGGATTGCTATTGAAAGTGAATGGTCAAGTATAATGGCTAAGTCTTTAAAAAGACATTCGCCAGACTGCAAAGATCCATGGACATGCACCAAGAATCCATGCTACGTACCAATTCCTGATAAGATTGTTAAAACATCAACGATTACTCGACCGGTGCAAAGTTTCAAAATTGACGAATAAACTTGATATGCACTGTTACCAATTCTAGAATAAGATTAAAAGCAGCTAGACTGGTGTAATATATCTTCCTTTGCTAGCTGCATTAACAGTATAGTGAAGGAAAAATATGCTATTTCCAAATTTAGGACCGCAATACCTAGACGAAAAAGATAATGAGATCCTTAACCGCATGCAAGTGTTTTACAATCAAAGTATGACGCTCAATCAGGCATTTTGGGTCGATGCGGATATGGATAGTCGTTTTGAGTCAGGTGACCAGACGCTATGGGTCGAATTATATGGTGTATTACCTGGTTTTCGTCAGCGTAACTTCACCTTTAATAGAATAAAACGTGTTGTGAATATGGTCTCTGGCCATCAACGCAAGATGAGAAAGTCTACGGTTGTTACACCAGTAGAGAATGGAGACACTGAAACAGCTGATCAGTTTACAAAGATCATGATGTGGTGTAACCAGCAAGAGAGTATCTTAGAGACAATCTCTGAGTCCTTTCATGGTGCACTTGTAACAGGTCTTAATTTGCTTCAAGTATGGGTTGACTACAGGTCTGATCCAGTTTCAGGTAACATAAAAGTAGATAATTGCGCATATAACTCATTTATGATAGACCCCTTCTTTCGCAAGGCAGATTTAAGCGATTGTAATGGGGTGTGGAAGAGGTCTTATCTGACTAGAGACGAATGTATATCTTTGATGCCAGACAGAAAAGACGATATAGAGAATCTTCCAAACTCTAATCATAGTCGCGATGGCAAGTTCAATTTTATGCCAGAGAGCTATAACTATAATAATGATAATTTATTTATTTATGACGAGTTTTACTATCGTACTTATAGAAAACAAAAGATATTGATAGATACAGAGACTGGTGAAGTGCAAGAATGGCGCTCTGATGACAAGCAAAAGCTGCAAGAGTTTTTGAATATGTATCCAACTATTGAAGTTTCAGAGCAACAAGTACCAACTGTTAAAGTTGCTATAGTTATACAGGGCAAAGTTATGTACGATGGCCCTAATCCTATGGGCATAGAAAATTACCCTTTCGTAGTAACACTTGGATACTTCAATCCACAAATGGCCACATTCAGCAATCGTGTACAGGGTATAGTACGCGGCCTTCGTGACTCCCAGTATTTATACAATCGACGTAAGATAATAGAACTTGAGATGTTAGAGTCTCAGATAACTATTGGTTACAAATACAAAGAGAATGCATTAGTTAATCCAAAAGATATATTTCTTAATGGTCAAGGACGTGGTCTGGCTCTTAAAGATGAAGCGCAGATGACTGACGTTGAACAGTTAGTGCCACCACAAATACCACCATCGATGTTGCAGATCTCTGAAGGAATGGCTAGAGAAATAATGGAGATCTCGGGGGTCAATGAAGAACTACTCGGATTAAACCAGAGAGAGAGCGTTTCCGGATTTGATACGATGTTAAGACAGTCTGCGGGCATCACAACGCTACAGATACTGTTCGATCAGCTGGATAGGACGCAAAAGAACTTGGGTAAGTTGATGATAGATATTATTCAAGCAAACTTTACTCCTGGAAAAGTTAAGAGGATTATTGAAGAAGAACCTGCACCACAATTCTATAATAAGGCATTTGGTAGATATGATGCTGCTGTTGAAGAGGGTTTGAATACAACTACTCAAAGGCAGATGCAGTTTGCTCAATTATTACAGCTTAGAGAGGCTGGAGTGCCAATAACAACTAAGGACTTGTTAGAAGCATCAACAATGCAGGGTAAGAAGAAGATAATAGAGAATGCAGAGAAGCAAGAGCAACAAGCAAATCAAATGCAACAAATGCAAATGAAAGTGCAGATGATGGAGCAAGAGGCTCAAATAAACTTGCTTAAGGCAAGAGCTCAAGCAGATACAGGTCTTGGCTTAGAGCGTGTAAGTAGAATACAAGAGAATCAGGCTTTGGCTAGTGAAAGAGAATCAGCCGCACACAGAGACGAAGAAGCTGCACTGCTCAACCTAGTTAAAGCATTGAAAGAGATGGAAGGCCTTGATCTTGCAAATATAGAGAAGCTGATTGCGTTATCGCAGTTGGTTAAGTCTAGTGAGCAGGAGCAAAAGGCTGACGATACAATGCAACAGGGGGTCATTCAGCAGGGCGCTCAAAATGAAATGTCTAAAAATAGTATTAATCCAGCGACCCAGCCGAGTGAGCCTCTAGAGCAGAACGCAATGCAGGGTGTTCCTACATTGGGTAGTTAGAGGATTTTTTAACCTTGCAGCACTTAGGTGGACTGCAGTTTCTACGAAAGGCCGACAATGGCAAAAAGATATTACGAAGGACCAGAATCAAAAAGAGACGGTGGATTGTTAGGTAACGATTCAAGTGCTGTTGCATTTTTACCACAATCGATTAAGTATCATGCATGGCCATCATCTGAAAAGTATTTGGGAGAAGATATTCCTGCAAATATGGATTCCATATCAGGAGTTAACGCTCAAATGGCTAGCGATGTTCGTACAGCAAAAAGAGCTCGTTCAAAGAGCAAGTACTAATAGTCATGCCTATTATGATGCGCAAGCGTGGTAAGGCATTGCGAGTTGCTTTAAGTATATTAGGTAAACCTGCAAACGAACCAGCTGGTGGACAAAAAAGTAAGCAAGAACAAGTTAAGCCTAAAAAAGAGTTTGCTTATTAGTTGTTAGTTAAAAATAGGTAAACAAGTGAGAGGGGAAATAAAGCACCCCTCTCAGTAATATAGGTGATGTATGAAGAAAAATAAGATCAACCTTATCTTGATGTCTGACTGTTTTTATGAGCAAGTAGACCAAAGATTAAGACAACAACAAGCAGACTCGCGGATGATGCCAAAGTTTACAGCTGAGACTGCGGGTATGCCTCAATCTCAAGAAACTATGAAGTTTGGTAACTCTTTTGTGGAACATTTCTATAATCCTTCAGACGAAAAGTAGTATTATGGCAAAGAAAAAGATGAAAAAGGTGATTGAGCATCTTAAAGATGACATGAAGACCTTCACCAAAGAAAAGAATGATGACAAGAAGTTGTTAAAGACTCTCAAAGGCAAGAAGAAAGAGAAAGAAGAGAGTAAAAAACACGAGAAGTTAGAGCAAAAGAAGAAAAAAAAGAAGTAGTTTGTATTTTTCTATTAAAACTAAATTTTTTAACGACAGTAGGGCCTTTCGGGGCTCTATTTTTTTAATAAACTTCTATTTTTATGCAATCCGTTTTAAAATATGCGCTAAATACAACCATATAAGCGTGGCAGCAATAGTTCAATTGGTAGAAATGTCGCTTTCTTATAGACGTGATGTGGGTTCGAGTCCCACTTGCTGCCGGCTATTTAACGAGGAGAAGGATGGAAGAGAGAGAAAAGATAGGAAAGATTGCTACTGATATATTAAGCAAATCTCAAGATAAAAACACAATAATAGATGTTCAGAGGGAAGCAACAAAAGATTATTTAACCCAGATAGATTGGGCCATAAAGCATGCAAAGAAACAAGTTGATTGTTCTCACTTGCTTGGTGGTGGAAGAGGTCATGAGGCTTGTGCTGCAAGAGAGGCATTAGTCGGAGACATGTATGTTGTTGTGCTCACTAAAAAAGAAGCGCTACTACAAAATGTTCTACGTCTTAGCTTCCATACAAGAATTACTTGTCCGACTCCAGATTATAATCAAACTGTGTTCTTTTATCATGATAAGACCGGAGACTTAGAGTATCTCTGGACTGTGCCTGATGAGCAAACTTGTGCAGTGTTCTACGACAATGCTGTAGATATTGTCCCTGCAGAGCGTCAGCTTTTAGGCTTTATATTAGATTTTTTAAGTGGAGCACTTCTAGCAGAGGCAAAAAAACGCAACGGAGAGAGTAAATTAATAGACGGAATAGTATTAGAAAGGAATTAACATGGCAGGAAAAACTTTAAATTCATACGCTAGATCAAAGTCAGAAGTACCAATGCCTGAAATAGACAGCGGAACATGGGAAACTTCTGGAGAATCTCCTATGGAACAAGCAGTACAAATGTTCTCTCAGCCAATAGAGTTTGATCCACAAGAGTTAGACCAAGAGCAACAAGCACCGCAACAGTTTATGCCACAAGAGCAACAACAATTTGAGGCACAAGAGCCTGAACAGCAAGAAGAGCCAGAGCAAGTAGTAGTTAAGCCATTAAGGCAACAAAAATCTGCTGCAGAGAATCTACGTGAAATACGTGAGGCTAAAGAAAGAGCAGAGCGTGAACGTGATGAACTTATGCGCATGTATCAAATGCAGCAAATGCAACAACAAATGCAACAGCAACAACAAGTTAAGATGCCCGAACCTGAACCAATTTATGAGATGCCTGACTTAGATCTTGATGACGATGGACTTGCAGAAAATAAACACATTAAGTTAATGCATAAGCAAATGCAGGCTATGCAAAAACAGATTCAGATGCAAAAGCAAGAGGCTATTAGAATACAGCAGCAAACTCAAGAGTCTATGATAGAGACTAGAATTAGGGCTACATATCCAGACTTTGATAAAGTTGTCTCTAACGACAATTTGGCACTACTTGGACAAATGTATCCGTCCATGGCACGAACTATAAATTCTAGTCCAGATTTATTTGATAAAGCAGTGTCTGCATATACGTTAATAAAGCAGTTTGGAATATCTAAAGACATGACGCCTAATCAAGACGCTGCAAGGGCAATAAATAATATAAACAAACCTAGACCTTTAAGTTCCATCTCTCCTTCAAGGGGACAAACATCTAATTCTCCGCTTACAAGGGTGAATGGGTTTGCAAACGCAAATACTACAGCTGAAAGAAGAAAATCTGCATATGAAGAAATGATAGAAGCAGCTAGGAACTACTAATGAAAACACTGTCACAGAAACAAGCAGTATTTGCCCTTAATGTAGCTAAACTAATTCAGTTTATATACTCAAAAGGTTACTCTTGTTCACTTGGTGAAGTATTTCGTACTCAAGCGCAAGCTGATATATATGCCAAAAATGGCAAGGGAATAAAGAATAGCCTTCACTGTAAACGCTTAGCAATAGACATAAACTTATTCTCTTCTGAGGGAAAATACTTTCCTGACGCAAAAGAATATGAGCAGTTTGGTCTGTTCTGGGAGGCTTTAGATGAAAAAAACAGGTCGGGCTCAAGATTTGGTGATGCAAATCACTTTGAGATGACAGAATAGACTCCTTTCCTTCTAATTTAGCGACTCCTCGCTCTGTTAGTTTTTGTTATGCAGGGGCCCCTCACCCCTGCAAATAGTATTACTTACTCTTTAAAGACTCAGATTAAACCCTGGGTCTTTTTTCTAAAATTATCTTTCTTTTCTGTTTTTGTAATATAATGATCATGAACGTATGAGCGTCGTTCACTCGTCGGACGTAAGAGCCTCGTCCACTCATGACGTATCAAGCACTCGTCAAGCTTAAAGTAAGATATATTGTCTAATTTACTTTAAGGAAAACCAAATGATAACGACTACTTCAGTCTTACCTGCACCGATTCAACAAAGTTTCGGAGAGAAACTTTTATCGGTACCAACCCCTAATAATATTTACAAAATACCAGCCATGCTTAAGAAGATGAAAGCAGGCGGTGGTAAAACAATCCGTTACAGACGTTATAACCCATTGCAAACAAGTATGGTTCCATTGTCAAATGATGGCCTAACACCAGTTGCACAAGTATTAACAGCTGTAGATATAGACGCAACAATTGGTTATTATGGAACATACATTATAATCAACGAACAAGTAACTGTGGCTGCACAAGATCCCGTTCTGAACGAGGCTGCAAAGAGACTTGGTGTTGCTTTAAGGCAAACAGAAGACGAATTGACTCGTGATATGCTTATTTCGACAGCAGCGTTTATCAACGCAGTTGGCGGGGTGAACGGCGACTCGCCCACAGAAATCACAAGATATGATGTTAATGACGTTGTTCGTACACTTCTTGGAAATAACGCTTTCACAATCTTAGATAACATAGAAGGCGCTAACAAATTCGGAACAGCACCTGTGAGATCGGCATATTTCTGCATGACTCATACAGATATGACCTCTGATTTGGAAAACGTAAACGGATTCCAAAGCAAGAATCAGTACCCATCACCAATGAATCAATTAGATTCAGAGTGGGGCGCAGCAGGAAACGCTAGATTTGTAGTGTCTTCTAACGCATCTAAATCTGTAGCAGCTTCAAACAAAGGTGCTGACGTTTATAATAATATCTTCTGTGGAATGGAAGCTTACGCTTGTATCGAACAAGATCAATATTCTGCACAATTTATTTACAGACCACCAATGTTTGATGGCCCATTAGCATTAAACTGCTCAGTTGGATATAAGTTTGCTGAAGTGTCTAGAATTCTTAACGATTTGTGGCTCGTAAACTTACGAACAACATTAGCAAACTAAAGGAGAATTTATGTCTTATACAACGATTTTACAAGGTAGCTTTACTTCTGATGGTACAGCTACAACACTTTCTTTTATCAATGGCGTTGATTGGATTAAGATCTACAACATAACAGTTGCAGACGCTGCTCAAACAACAGCTATTGGCGTAGAATATAAGTGGTTTAAAGGTATGCCTGCTGGCCACGGTCTAGAATACAAGAAATCTAATGCTGCTAACGCTGCAAATCTTGTTGACTATGTACACACAGGTATGTTTACAGAGTATGACGCTTCATTATCAACTTTGGGCGCAAAACTTGCAGTAACAGCTATTTCTAATGCTACAATACCTGTAGTAACAACAGGCGTTAACCATACACTTAATGCTGGCGATATTGTCAGATTAATTGATATTACAGGTGCACAACAATTTGGTGGAATGGACTTCACTGTTGGTAAGAGTAGCCCATTAGGTGCTAATACCTTCACTTTAGACTATGCTCCTACAATTGTTGCTGGAACAACAGGATTCTACAGGCTTGTTCCTGCTTCTTATTTCTACAAATATTATCCAAGAACACGTTATATAACAAATATAACACAAGCAGCACAAGCTGTTATAACAATGAGTGTTTCTAACAATTATTATGTTGGTCAAAAAGTTCGTTTATCTGTTCCTTCTGATTTTGGAATGGTTGAAATGAACGGATTGTCAGGCACAATTTTAGCTACGTCGCTCACAAATACTGTGAACTCGATTACTGTAGATATTGATTCAACAGCATTTACAGCATTCGCATTCCCATTAACAACTGGAACTCCGTTTACACCTGCTCAAGTTTCTATATTTGGTGAGAATACTGCTGCTGCATTAGATGCTGGAACAGATATTCTTAACGACAGAGTGTTAAACATAATGGAAAAAGGCTTGATATTGGGTGCTGGTGCAGATGCTCCTGCTGGACAAACAGGCGACTTGATTTTCTGGGAAGCTGGATCATCATTTAGCGTAAATAACGTCTAAATAAAAGTGGGCTGGCGAAAAGAAGGAAACCAGCCCACCCAACAAAATAATAATTACATATTTATTATAACAAAAGTAATTAGAAAGGATAATAATGGCTACAGTAGCAACAAAAAAACCTGAAGCAAGTAACATACCAGAAAATTTAAAATTTATGAGAGATAAAGATCGTACATTGGTGCGAGGAAAGTTCATATATCACGAGGTTCCAGGTGGTCAATTGGATTTCCCTTTTAGAAAGTATGCTGGCGATCCAATAAAGACATATAGCTTAAAAGATGGACAGATATATGAGTTACCTTTAGGTGTCGCAAAACACTTAAACAAGAATGTTGCATATCCTAATTATTCTTTTGTTTCTGAGGATGGAAAGCAAAAGTCTAAGATAACTCAATACATAAGAAGATGCAGCTTCCAATCATTAGAATTTATTGATATTGAAGGAGTTGCTACAGTTGGTACTCCTATAACACAAGCAATGGACGCTTAATAAAGGAATAGATTATGCCTACACCAGATAACCAATATCCTGTATTTCAGCCAGCTATGCGTGTTATTACATCAATAACGAACACATTGCCGGTTATTGTGACTACAAATCTTAACCATCAATATGTTAATGGAATGACTGTTCGTTTGAATATACCCAGAGGGTTTGGTATGGTGCAGGCAAATCAAAAACAGGGCATAGTTACAGTGACTGGACCTACTACATTTACATTGCCTATTGATACCACTAGCTTTGATATATTTGCAGCGCCAACCAGATTTCCTGACAACAAGCAATCAGCAACTGTTACTCCCATTGGCGAGATTAATAGTATGCTTAGTGCTGCAACTAGAAACGTTTTACCTTATTAATAACCTAGGAGTTTATAATGCCTGTTACAGCTCTTTCGACTCTAGATAAGATACGGATCAAAGTAAGAAGGCTTACCCGTAGTTTGTCTCCAGCACAACTAACAGATACTCAGATAGATGAGTATATAAATACTTTTGTGCTATACGACTTCCCTGAGCATTTACGCCTGTTTAACCTTTATGAAACCTTCGAATTTTTTACACAACCATACATAGAGACATATAAGACCTCGACAGTACTTACCAATCCTATGTACGACTTTAAGAATCGTAAGATTACAGTCCATCCTCCTATCTATGTAGCTGGCAATCAAGCACAATTTCTTGAATCCAGAGAGCAATTTTACAGACTTTACCCAAAGATTAATCAAATATCTTCCATAGGCCCAAAAGGCAATGCCGTTAAACAAGACTTCACTGGTGTGATTAACTCACAACAATCAAACTTACCTTCAAACTTTAAGCAGAATATTACATTGCTGCGCGAGAATGTTTTATTTAGCTCTATTGACCTTAATGGCAATGGTCTTGCTATGATAGATTATCCAATAAGCCCAACCATTGGCAATTTATATGTCCCTGGCGGAGCTCCTTTGGATCTTATAAATAAAGATCCAAACAACTATATTAACTATCTTACAGGGCAATTTAAGGTGACTTTTGTAGCTGCTCCAGGTAACGGTGCACCAATAAACTCTCAGTCAGTAGCAGTTCAACCTTCCAGGCCACTTACAGTATTATTCTTTGATGGTGAGTTTACCGTTAGACCTGTACCCGACCAACCGTATAGAGTTAACATGGAAGTATATGTACAGCCTACAGAATTTCTTTCTAACCCTGGAACACAAGTTCCTAAACTTGATGAATGGGCTCAATATATAGCTTACGGTGCTGCAAAAAAAGTATTTGAAGACCGTATGGATGTAGAGAGTATCCAAATGATCATGCCAGAGTTCAAAAAGCAAGAAACTTTGATACAGCGCAGAACAATAGTACAAATGACTAGCCAGAAAGTAGCTACTATATTCGATAATCAAAATCTAAATCGTGGTAATAGTAACAATAGATTTTAGGAGAGATAATGGCTAATATTGATAGATTTATGATCGCTCCTATATCAACTGGTCAGCAAAATGACGCAAAACCATGGATGATCCCCGACGATGCGTTCGCTGAACTTACTAATGCTTATATCTTTAGAGGAAGAGTATTAAAAAGAGTCGGTGGCCGTCTTATGGGTACAAATGTACTTGATGATGTAGCGCAACTGTCTTCTCGTTTGCGAGTTAAGATTGGTCCTACAGATGCAGTTGATGGAGATTTTGCTGCAATGCCAGGTGGTATCCCACCAATTGCATACGATATGCCAGGAACTCAATTTAAAATAGGGCAAATGTTTTCTATTGGTGATACTATATTTACAGTGCACCAATTAAATGGCGCTATGTTAACAACTGGCGTTGCAACTGGAACATTTGACGCTGATCCGTTAAGTCCTAATTATGGATTTTTATCTATTACTGGAAATAATGAGAATCCGTTGACTGATGTATATTTCTACCCAGCAACTCCAGTTATGGGAATACTTACG